ATTCGCTCATCTTTCTCCGAGATTCTTCAGAATGATGCTTACCATAGAAATTGTTGTTTTCTTTAGTATATTTTCCTGTTCTACTATTACCTATTTTTCTTCGCGTTTCCGCTGAATGCTTTCTTCCGTAAAAAGGATTATTAGCCCCTGACATAGCTTTACTCATTTTACTTCTGGTTTCTTCCGAAAATGGGGTTAAACGTCTCCTCTCCCATGCTTTTCTGAGTTTTTGCTTAAACTCTTCTGGAAACTTCTTGCCTTTCATTGCAGGTATATTTCCTTTCAGTGAGTTGCTGATTTTCTTTTTAGTTACTTCAGAAGGGAAATGGCCTAGGCAATTTCCAGCGTTTGGGTTAATGTTGAAATACGGTTTGTAGCTATCAATAAAAAACTGCTCATTAGCTATTAAATAATCCCTTTCGCAACCCAACAGGATTGAGAAAGTTAAATCGCCAATCCCATATTTATTAAAATGTCTTTGTAATTTTATATTCTTGTGCTTGCCAGATTTTAATGTGTAAATATGTCGGCTCCATCTTTGATCAATATTGACAGCACTTCCGATGTAACACCGCTCTGGCTTACATTTACTTTGAATTTTATATATTCCTGATATTTTCATGCAATGAATATAGTAATTCATGGTGACTTATGGTAGTGCTATGCTGTTACTTGTAAGCATGTTTTCATAATTTATTAACTGCCAAGAGTTGAATACAGTGGGCGCGTATTTGATGAAATTGTTTTCAATTCGCTCACTGCGTTTTTCAATTCTTCTACCGTCTGATAAGTATTCCGGTCTATTTCTGATAAGTGCTCCGTACCTATTTTTAAATAGTCACGGCTCATTCTTATATCATCTTTTTGTGATCTTAAAAGCCCAGAAATTTGTCCGGCTGTCTCTTCAGTTATCTCCCTGCGGATAGCCCCGGACAGTCCTGCAGCGCTGCCCATCTGTCCCAGGTCGAGCCCTGCGGTAGCATCCTTCCATTTTGCCATGACTGAGTTGACAAGCTCATCAGTAGTCTTATTGATGTCCTCTGCTTCCTTATCGCTTAACATACCGTTTTCCAGGGCTTCTTTTATCATAGGGTAAAGCTGATCATTGACAAGCGGAAGTAATACCTGTTTATTGAAGATGTCGGTTATTGCATTCAGCAGAACGTCGTTCATGTATTCGGCAACCCGGTCAGTTCCCATTTTTCCACCCTCTGCAATACCATCTGAAAGAGCCTGGGCAATAGTGGTCTGAGTAACCCCACCGGCAAGGAAGTCCGAAAGGTCCTGCTCAGCTGTTGCGATAGCCTCTGATGTTTCAGATATTGCGATAGTAAGTTCTTTCACTCTTTCCTCGTTACGCTTCATACCTGCATTTGAACGGAACAGTTTGAACTTATCCGGATCAAGGTAATCCTGTGCTTTCTTGAGTGCTTTTTCCTGTATGGCAAGCTGCTCTCTGAGTAGTTCGATCTGACCCTCCCTTGCATCGGCCCCGCCTCCGCTTCTCTCTGACTGATCAATGAGAAACTGCTGACGGTCCAACAGGTAGTTGATTCGATCTATATGTGACTCATATATCTCAAGAGCGTTTGGAAATTGTGAGATGATATTCTGAATGCCTGATATTGCCATGCTTGCCACACTGACAATATTCACCCCGCCGCCGGATGCCAGCTGAGCAAATGTCTCCAATCCGGATCCAAGCATTGCCATTGAGTTCTCATCCAGGCCGGCAGTGCGTCCAAGCTCATAAACAAGATTCGCCACACTGTCAACTATCTGTCTGCGTACTTCGAGTTGTTCTTCCAGGCGCTTCTGCTGCTCTTCATCAAGTTTCTTGCCTTCCTTTTCAGACTTCCTTACCAGGGCGTTCATTTCATTCATCAACTCCTGGGGCGTCTTCTCTTTTTTAGATTCAGGCTTCGGTGTAAGAGTGGGCGTCTTCAGATGACCGGTTACTGCCCTGGTCGGAACAAACCCTTCAAACTCCGCTTTGTCGAGGGCTGATTGTTTCAGTTTATCCCGTAATTCCAGCTCACGGTTCAACTGAACAAGTTTGCGTGATATCGCTTCAATCTCTGCCTGGTTGCCCGCAAGAACGGCCCGGTCCAGATCTTCCTCTTTCTTCTTTATCTCATCGTCGATAGTCAGGATCTCTTCTTTGAGTTCCAGGCGCTCTTTTATCTCGGCAATGACTTTTTTCTGGTCCTCGATAGCTTTCAGCGGATCTGTGCCGGGAGTCTTTTCAAGTTCCTTCAGTTTCTTCTCTTCCTCGACAAGCTGCTTGCGAAGCTGAAGGCGCTGCTCATCGGCGGTAATGCCGGCAGCAACCTTGCTCTGCTCTTCCGGTTTATCAATGACTAACCCGCTGTTGAACTTCTTGAAAGCCTCATCTGCCGCCTCTGTCTCAGTCTTTACGCTCTGCAGCTGATCGATAAGCGGGTTAAAGATACCGGCCATGGTAGCCGCATCGAAAGAGGTTGCAAGACCTTCAGCGTTGACCTTTCCGACTTCCTGCATCAAACGGGTGCGGTAATCAATAAGCGCCTTTTCTGCATCCGGAAGCCCGGCCTTGTAATTGGCTACCAGTTGCGCCAGTTCATATTTGACCATGGCAGCCCGCTCGTCACCAAGCTTTTTCTCGACATGCTTGATGATATCCTTCTGGGTGTCGATGATCTGAGGGTTGTATTCTGCCGATATCTCTTCAAGGGTTGCCGCCCTGGTTCTGACTCCGATATTCTCAGCAATGGAGAGGTTGACAGCATCCTGGGCCTTCTTGATATCTTCGAGGTTCTTCAGCTCTTTGTTCTGCTCCGGGATATACTCACCGTACTGATCAAGGATTGTCTGACGGGCCTTTGCGTATGCCTCTGTTCCCTCCTGAGTAGCTTTTAAAGCGGTGAACAGATCCAGTGCCCGGTCTTTTTCGTTCTCGATCTCAAGGTTGGTTTTCTTCAGAGCCTTTTCAAGATCAGTCTCATAGGTTATAAGCTTGTAAATGCCATATCCCAGGGCTGCTATTGCTGCCGCGGCCAGAACGTAAGGGTTAGCCAGCATCGACTTATTGAGTGCTCTCTGAGCGGCCGCCTTGCGTTCCTGCATCACTATCCACCGGGCATCGGCAAGGGTCTGCTTGTCGGTAGCATTTCCAACAAGCAGGGCAACAGCGGCCTGAATCTTCTGTTCGTGGGCCACAACCATGGTGGCAACCTTGGCAGCTCCCAGAACAAGCACAAGCCCTTTGAGTACTTCGACGACCTGCTTATAATTGGTAACAAGATAACTAAGGCTGGAAATACTCTTATATATAAGTCCCTCATTGGCCTGGCCTATCTCGTTCTGCATTACCTCCCACTTATCGATGAGGTTCGATATCTGGCCGGTGACTGACTTGTTCTGCTTCTCCATGAGATTATAGAACTTGCCGCCCTCTGAGGCCATATTCTTAAATGCCTGTTCGACAAGTGGAAAACCTACCTTACCGGCAGATACCATTTCCTGAATCTCTGCCTTTGTCTTACCGAGCATCTTAGCAAGCTCTTCCACAAGCGGAACCCCTGCCATGGCGAAGTCCCTGAGTTCCCTTCCCTGCAGGGTGCCCATAGTTGCTACCTGGCCGTAGTTGATGGCGAGGCGGGAAATGGGTACGCTGACACCTGCGGCAACGTCGCCGAGAGATTTCATCGTGTCCATCACCTTCTCCGTCTCAATACCCATGGCCATGAGCTGCTTTATATTGCCGGCTACATCCTGAAGGGTGAAAGGTGTGAGCTGTGAGAAAGTTATAGCCTCCTGCATCAGTTTGTCGGCCTTCTCCTTATTGCCCAGCATGGTTTCAAAAGCGATATTGAGCTTCTGAAACTCTCCCCTTGTCTCAACCACTCCACGGGCAAAATTGGCAAGCTCCCGGACTGAGAAATAAGCTGCTATGCCGGCACCGATGCGGCTCATGGTCTTATCAAGGCCGGATGTCTCTTTCTCCACACCCTGAACCCACTGCTCTATGCTGCGGTTTGCGCGTTTAATTCCAGCCTCAAGGCCAGAGGTATCGAGTGAACTATCGAAGACTATACTGGACATTTTTACAGGTACTTATCAAGGATTTGTGTTGCTTCATCTCCTTTGATTATTTTCTTTGCCTTCGGATCGTAGTAAGGGAAGTCTGCTGATTCAAGACACAAGGCGATCCAGCTCTTGTTCATCATCTCCGAATCTGTAAGCCCCAGCTTTGTACGCATTGCGGCCAGGCGGCCGAATATGCTGTCACTGCCTATGACGTCGCCTTTGGAGTCAGAATGTTTTTCAACCCTTTCGCCAATATGATAGTATAAAAAAAAACTTCCGGATCGCTTTGTTTTTTCACCATTGTCATCATCAAGGCTATGTCTTTCAGTGGAAGATTCAGCACCGCCCGTGTCACAATCTGCCGGAACCTTGTGCCCGTGGCAATCGTAATAGCTTTTGCCACATGGTACAGATCGGGACTTCCCTCAAGGAGTCCGGCAAACATATCACTCTTTGGATCGACGTCTTTCAACTTCGACAACTCCCCTGCTATCTCGATGACCTGTTTTGCTGTAAGCGGTTTTATCTCAAGATAAAATTTAAACCAGCCGGACTGAATCATAAAACAGTCACCAGGATCAGCCTTTCCCAGAATGATATTGCTTGCCTTCTCCTGCATCTTAGTGTTTTAGTTAAGGGCTCCATAACCGGAGCCCCTTTAGTTAACTAAAAACCTTTTCGAGCTTCCATGAGCCTGCGTTGTCGGTAGTGAGCTGCGGCGTGGCTTTGACCTCAAGGGAGAACATTTTGTCACGGCCCCCTCCGCCAACGATCCTGGTCACAAGTGATGCGTTATACATCAGAAGCTTGTGTCCTGAATCCATGGTTATTTCAAGAGCCCTGTTCACTGTGGTGTAACCTGTTGCCGGGGTGTAACCGCTGGCGTCACCTGATCCGCCTTTCAGCGCTGCGACATTGGCGAAGGACATGTCATAAAACTGCATTACTGCAGATATGACTCCCTCTTCAGTCTTCACCTCACGAACAGGAGAAAACTGCTGGTCCACGAAGAACTGAGTAGTTGATCCCTCAGTCTCATCGATGCTTACCGATCCTTTAACGGTGTTCGGAAGCGGGGTGAGTGACGTCGGCATTGAGTTTGTATCTGCCGCGACACCATATTTGACGGAAGTAATTCCGAATAGATATTCTGCCATTTTATTAGTTGTTGATGTATTTGAATGAAAATCTCAAATTACTGTAGTGTTCTCCTAAAGCGGGTTCGCGAATTGTTTCCTGGCTCTCAAAGTCAATGAGGTATGCCGTTGTCGTTACCTGTTTCAGGACGTTCAGAACCGAAGCGGATCCGGCCTCAAGTGCTGTGTGATCCTTCAGTCCCGGTCCTATGTCCTTAACGTGGTAATTAACATTGACATAACATTTCTGCATGACGTTTGCATTGATCGGAAGGGAATTGATGACGATATACTCCCTGGGGCGTTGCTGGTTCAAGGCGGTAAAGTCCGGCGCAACATCATAATACTTGGGCTTGCTTACCGAACTCAGAAGATGGTAAACAATGCTTTTTATAAAATCCGTTGTCTTGTAATCAGCCATTTTTACGGTATGAATGATTCTTCAAGCCTTGCAGCAGTCCCGCCCTCCACGACGCCGAGTTTTCCCAGGTACATTGCTATTTCCACAATACAGACATCTGCCTGGTAGGAAATTACGTTGTAACCCTTTGACTCAACTTCTGTGGCGTAATTCATCCCTGCTATTCCGATCAGCTGAATGCCTTTGGGCTTTACATGGTCCTGGATCTCGATAGTGTTTGACGCCAGATCGTTTTTCCCGGTAACATACCTGCCATCATGAAATATGAAATAGCCGATTGAGTTACGAAGATTGGTGGTCTGGTCAACATACGTTCCCATCGCGTGATCCTGAACCTGTCCACGGGCGTTCTTAATGAAGGTTTCCCCGGCATAGATGAACGAGTTGATGATACGGTCATAAATGCCATCGACCTGTTTCTGCAGGCCCCTCATTGAGCGGTCAAAATTGAAATTGCTCTTTAAAGCCATAGCCGTGAGTTTAGTTGCCCATTGCTTGCCCTTTTCACTTTTCCCCTTATTACCCCATTCAGCAGCGAAGTCAGAACATAGTCCGAATCCGACGGTATGATGGTTGTTGTTGCCGGCATATACACCGTAAAGGCATAGTCTGTCAGCGTACCGTCATCGGCGGCGATCTGTCTTCCCGCGCTGTTTGATTCAGCCCTGCAGTCAAAGGTGTACCCGGCAGACGCGCCGGCGGTCCATATCCCGCTTGCATTCTGCGAAGCGGATGCGGCCACCGTAATTACTATGCTGTCAGGGTACTGTTCCATATTACCAGCGCTGAACAAATGTTGCTGTAGGCTTCGGAACCACCGGTGCCACACCGTTACGCTCGTAGATCCCGTTGGCCAGTTCGATAAGCGATTTCTTGTCGCCCTGGCTTAATGAGAACCCGCCCTCTGTAATGTTCGGAGCGGTGACAAGCGTCATAATGGCGTCAGCCCGTGCAAGTTCAAAAGCCGATGAAGTGGAATAAGTAGCAGTATCAGTCAGCCCGCGGTCATTGAGTGCCTTGATAAAGGCATTGTTAGAGAGTGGGTAAGAGAGAACTGCTTTAAGGGCTTCCAGGTTTGTCATTTCGCGTCTTTTAAAAGGAGGGGCCGCCGAGATGGAGAGCGACCCCTTCCCACTTACTGAAGAAGAAACTATTTTAAGCCCATGAAGTAGCTGCGGTATAGAGCGAGAAGCACCTGTCCACAGTAGGCCATGACGGGAACATGTTCGCTTCCGCCTTGGTCAGAACTGCAACCGGGTTATATTCCCTGCGAATCGAAACCGATACATTGTTCTGCATCGAAATGAGAACGCCGTCAGGTTTTTCAATCTGCTCAGCAATCGGTCCGTTGAACATATCACCCAGCCTTATTTCAGGAACGAAAGTGATATGGCCGGTACTCCACGGATCAGTTGCGGTATAGGTGTTATCCTTGCCTTCGATGTTGATTGATGTCTCAATGACTGATATCTCCGGAAGCCTGTAGTCTCTCAATACGCGGTTGATCGCATCAAGGTTGATGGGATTGGTCACGCTGAGAGCCGGGTTCAGGAAGAAAGCCTTGAATTTGGTCGAGGCGATCATCAGATCATAAGTGTCGGCATTCATCAGCATCCTGGAGAACTTGATTCCAAGCTTACGGGCCGCAGCGACAACGGCCTGAAACTCCTTGATAGGATCCATTGTATCAACATTACCGGTTGACCAAACTGTAGTAACGGCCTTTTTGTTTGCCGTCGGCATTCCGAAGTCGATAACCGTTTCATTGATGATACCCTGCGGGTTGTTGGTTGACGAAAGCTGCAGTTTAGTGGCGGAAATAGCCTGAAGAGAGAGCCATTCGGCACGGGCCTGAACAGAGTCGAAGACAAAGCCTGCATCATTGAAATAATCCTCAATGACAGAATCGATGCCCCTTATTGCCTTTGTTATCTGGTGCTCAAGGATCTCCTTTTCACTCTTACGCCTGCTCTGTGCAAGTTTCGGTATATCAAAATACCTTGTGCTCAGCGATTTCCTTCCGGCTTCCGGTGTCTTGCTGTCATAAGATATGATATGAGCGGCTACCCTTGAACCAACGGCGCCGATGAGAGTCTTTCCGTCAAGTGAGTTGACGTTCTTCACGGGGAAGAAATTAGGCCAGTAAACGGCTTCATACTGCCTTGCTGCGAGATAGGATTCCAGTCCTGCCTGAGTAACCCCTTCGATTATTGGTGTTTTCATGTCTTAATGAGATTAAACTAAGGTTATCAAACTGGTTCCCGTACCTGCTGTACCACCGCGAAGAGCAACCTTGAAAGCGCTCGGAAGCGGAGGAAGGTTTACTTCCCTGGCTGTTCCCATCTTCACGACGGCAACATCGGCATTACCATTCTTGATATAAACATCAGCTTTGGTAAGTCCGTTAGGGGTATAAAGAGCGGCCTGAGCCGCGGAAGCGGCTTCATAACCACTCGCGGCACCTGGATAAGCCTGAGCATAAACGGTACCTGAAGCAGTAATCAGTCCTGAAGGAACAGCAACAGCATCAACATCACCGGATGCGGTAATGGCAGAGATAATGCGGCAGTTAACAAAGTCCGTGATCGAGTCAGAGACTTTGAAATGATGTCCTGTCGCAAAATAGAGAGTCGTGGCGCCTGAACCGGCAGCGGCCTTGGCGGTCTTACAGACCTCCGCCGTGCGGGCAGCGACATCGACATAAACAGGGGTACCTGCGGCCAGATATTCCTTGCCTGTGGCTAAATAGTCCAGGCG